AAAGCGGCAACACCTTTTGATTCATATATTTCTCCTGTATCTGTATTGATTATCTTCTTACATTCTATGTTACCAAGATAAACACCGTGCAAAGTATTCTCTAATGGCGTAACCCATTCAAGATTAGTATAATGATTATTTTCCCTATTTGCATCAATATGATTTATGTAAGGCTTGTTGTTTACATTAGGAATAAAGTATTGACCTACTATTCTATGAATAGTTTTTTGATATCCTTTTGTTTTAAACAATCTATAACCTTTATGCTTACATCCAATTATTATGTTCCCTGTCTTAATCTTTCTAATTCGTCCATGGTTTGAAACTTCGTAGGCATCGCATTCAATTATAGTTTTCCATGTTTCCATATTGCAAATATAGTACACATAACCTATATTATGTTACAATTTATTTTCTTTACCTGACTTTGAATTGTGGCACCACTTACACAATGGCTGCAAGTTTTCCAAATCCCAAAACTCGCCGCCCATTCGCACAGGTTTGATGTGATCAATAACACTTGCCGCCCTGACTTTACAGTTACGACATAGAGGCTCATCCATCAATAGACTGAGCCTCAGCTTCTGCCATTCTCTTGTATTATAATCCTTCACCTTCTCCCTCGGCTTTGATTCAAAAGGTTTTCGTTCTGTGTAATTTTTACGCTTAGGAAAGTTAGGCATCAGAAAGGCGCTTGAATGTGAATGAATGCTCCCGAGTTACTTCTGCCCTCAGTAAACGTAAACGCTCGGTAATTAACATACACTCGAACCCAATTAGCAAATCTCTTTGGCGCTAGGTTGCGAGTGCCTGAGTGTTCAGTGAAACCATTCAGTAAGGCACTGAAATAGTGACGCGTGTCAGTCCATTCGTACTCATTCGCCCAGTCATAAAAATCCTTTGATGTCGACTGAATGAGTCTCTTCGCTTCTGAATTGATAGACTTAACCGATTGTAAACCCGTATTGAGATAGTTTTGAAGATTACTCAGCATATAATTATCGAACGCCTGCCAGTCATCTGTTGACCATGAATCGAATAGTAATCGCCCATATTCTTGCATAGGATTGCGCACCTCATTAAAATACTGATAAAACTCTATCTCATGCCTACGCCTAGCGTGTGACGACCCTGAGCCGTTTATCACATAATTCGTCGTAATAATAACCTTAGGCGCCCGTTCAAATGGAATAAATATCTCATCTTTATTTTTGCGATTCACTGTTATCCCCTCGGTAATTAGTGAGAATATTGACTCAAAATTGAATGATTTCTTTACGTCATCAAATGCTAGAATCTGAGTGTCTAAATCGACACGCTGATAAATAAAGTCTCCTTTGTTTGGGTCGAATGCCTTGCCGTCAATTATTACTACCTTTCTAAAATGTTTGAGCGCGTTAATCATTATCGACTTACCGCTTCCGCCGTTCGGGTTGTCAGAGATAAGCTCATCGTTTACAATGACTGCCTTTTGATGCTGCTTATCTTTAAAGCTGTGAATCAGATACCCAAGAGTCGACTCAAGAGCATCAATTCGCGTTTGATCATTATTGCTTACTTTATGCACCAAATCTCTAAAATTATTTTCAATCGCCCCAGGCTCATAATTTCGCTTAATAATTTGATTCTCCCAAATAAATCCATCGCATGAGATATATTTTTGTAGTTCAATCCTTTTGGATGTGACTTTTACCACCCCATTCAAAAATGGCACATAAGCCGTCGATTTCGTGTCTTTTATCATCTCCATGTCAATAGATTTTAGCATAGTCAAAAATGGCTCAGAAAACAGCTGTTTTGATTTGCTGACGTGATTCCATACGCTAGGCTCGTGAATCAAATAGTTTAAAACGTCGTCTTTTATAATCTCGACGCTCGTAATGGTGACAATATTTGATTTTACTTTTACAAATGTAGGCTTCACTGCATTCTCAGGATAGTACTTAAAATAACCCCTGCGCTCTAAAAATGTTTTGAAAAACAAAGGCACAATTTGAACGATTCCCTTCGAATTTATTGTCCAAAATTGATTCTCGTCGTGAGTGCCTTCAATCTCTGAAATTATCTCAGGCGTCACATTGTGGCTCTGAATAATTTCTTCCTTTGTTTTGATTTTTAAGGCAAATTTAATCTCATTGATTTTGTCAATGTCCTCGAAGTACTTTGTGCCCTGGGTGCCCCTCATTCGGTTATAAGCATTTTTGAAAATGTTAGCCGTTTCATCCTCTGTGAAATTCCCATAAATTACGTTATTTAAAACGTAGTTAAGCCCATATTCAAGAGAAACGCCATGCTCACAGAATGACTGCGCCAAAACAAGTAAATTGTTGTTTCTTGAGCCTTCCTCGAATCCAAATTTTGCATCCCACCATTTTAGCAAGCGTCGAATAATTTCAGTCTCATTTGTAATCGGTAAAACTGCTGGGCGTTCAGATATTGAATTTTGATAGTCTGATGAAATCTCGGTAAATACTGTTGCATTTTCATTGACGTATATTTCAGGGTCATATGACTCAAAACAAGCCCTTGAGACGTCTTTATTCTTGGAATCGAAATAGCGACACTCAAAACGCTCTGAAAACGCCTTAAAACGCCTAGAATGTTCCTCAGCTGTTGAATGAGGAATTGAAGCAACTGCTTTTATCCCTTTGCCGCTCGGCGAAATAAACGCCGTAATAATATGCGGGTTGCTTTTAATCGATTCGTAAACCTGGGCAAATTCATTCTCAGGAATTTTGTCATAATCCAAAACCATAAGTCCTGAATGCTTGGTCATCCCTTTAATATTTCGATATGAGAATAGCCCGTTAAACATGATAACGATTGAGTGTTTTTTCGCATCGTCGTAATCCTTGCCCGTTAATTGACGTAATTTCTCGACATGGTCTTTTGAATCGCCGTGTCGAATCCTGTCAATTACTTCCTTCAATGTCATATCAAAGGGAATAGAACCCTCTTTCGTGTCGAATAACGACTTAAATAATGTTATTTTGTGCTGCATAGTGCTGAATCCGTGTCGAATAATTTTTGTTAAGTTATTGATATGTTATATACTGTGTCGAATCGCTTCTTTTTTCCTTTAAAAAAATTCAAAGACTAAAGTAAAAAAGAAAAAAAGGAATAATTAGAGGTATGATTCGTCACTCGTCACTTTTTCAAATAACATAGATTTGCACTCGTTATACAATCCCACCTCATATTTATACCCAAATTGAAGCCATTTTTCAAACTCATTGCGCCCGTGTATTATTGAGCTGTGGTGCTTATTCATAAACCTTCCAAGCTCAGAGCATCCATAACCATGCTCATAGGATAGATAAATAAAACAGAATCTCGCCTGTATAAACTCCTGCTTTCGCCCACCATCCATTAAATCACTCGGAGTGATCATTGCAGCCTCGCAAACTACGTTAAATAAAGAAACGAGCTCTTTGTCTTTTTGCGGAATAACCGCAGGCTGAATGATTTGAATTTTAAGCCTGTCGATTTCTTTCTCAAGCTTTCTGATTTTCGATTCGGCTTGAATCCGCACATTTTTGAGCTTTGAGGCCGTGGCCAAGTATTTAAGATAATAGTCCATAGGTTACCGAAATATTAAAGGCTTTTGCGCCCAGTGCTGTTTTTTTGAAAGTTTTTAACATGGTTTTTTTGAAATCCGATGAGGGATGCTGTATAAATTGGATAAATTGCTGAACCTCAGGCGCCTCGAATGTGCGGTCGGTGTGTTCAATTTCGATGGTTATTTTAAAGGTTTTCATTGTTACCTCCGTATGTTTCGTTGTAGTATTGTTTTGGGGTTAAACAAGTGTCTAAACCTCCATTATTATACCCGGAATTAAAAGCATTTTCAATTCTTTCCTTCTCCATTTCTTTGGCTTGGTCCCCCAATTCGATAATGTTTGTTCCTTTCCATCTAATGTTTTCATTCTTTCGTAGTTGCTCAATTAACCACTCTACTGCTGTTTCTTTTGTTTCGTTACTCATTTTTTACCTCCGTATGTTAAAGTTATTACTCTATTTAACCAACCAAATTTAATTTCTATTGTACCATCAATATATTTTATAAATGCACACATTGGCAATATATAAAAACCATATCCCTTACTCATTTTTACCTCCAAATATTTCGTTGTAGTAATGTTCAAATTCGTGTAAATTATCCCAAAATCCTCTTGTATAAGATTTTTTTATCTCCTCTTTGTGCATTGCTTTGGCTTGTTCGAGAAGGATTTCGTGTTTTGGTTTTACCTTATCTCCGTATGTTGTTTGATTAACAATTATGATTCGGTGTTCAATCAATTGGTCAAAAAACCATTGAACGCTACTTTGTTTATTGTTGCTCATTGTTACCTCCTTGTATTTTATCACGCATCCATTTTGCGCCTTTTTTAAATCCAGTACTCATGCTATAATCATGTCTCAATCCAAGATTTGAACAGTTTACTCCTTTTTCTATCTCCTCATCACTTGGTAGTTCGATGGGGGTTTCAGTTTTCAAAATGTCCTGAAATGTCAAAATGTGTTCGTACAAATCGGAATCCAGACATACTTCCAACATCTTCAATACTTGTTCTTCTGTGTATAGTTTCATATTTTGTTTATTGTTGCTCATAACTTTGCTTTTATTTCTTCGATGGTTTCGTTTGTATTTATAGACTCGCCATTTGTTAGCCAAATAAAGTTAAAATCCAAATCAATGCCTTGTTGAATAGTTGCTATGCGGTCAACATTTATTAATACAATATTGCCGTGTATCGTTTTAATTTCTAAAAAATTAGTCATATCATTTTTGCGTTTAATTTCATTAATTGAAACCATTTTTGCGGCCTCTTCCCAAACATTTGCCCTGGTGATAAAATCTTCCGCGAAATAATGATTGTTTTGTTCTCTATATCCTTTTGCCATTGACATAAATTCTCTAGATTTGTCAATCATAGCGTTTGCTATTAATTCATAATTAGTCATTCCACGCCTTTCCTTTATACATTTTTTTAAGCTCACGATTTGAATTTTTTGCAATCGGATTTAATGGCTGCCAGTTAGGTAAATCATAAACGTCAATAAATTGTTGACGTGGTGCTTCGTTTGGTTCTTTTTTTAAAGCACCGTATATCATAAAAATGAACGATACACAACCAACTACGAAAAATAATAAGATTAAATTAAGCATAAATAGCGATATAAATTTTATCTGCAGTGTCGCAGATGATACATAGCTGGGTCAAATAAGTTGACTCAGTGTTGACGTCTCCAATGGTCGCATTTCGCGCCATTTGCATGATCCAATCAAAGGCTTCCGCTTTGGTTTGGAATAGTTGAATAATTTTAGGTTTCATTTTGTCAGTCTCCCAATAAATTTGTTTTGTGATTTTGCTTTGCGTTTACGTTGAATTTCTAACGCCTCAGCATAGCTGTAAGCGTCTACAATGTTGGTGTATTTACTTCCGTTAATTACCACCGTGTTAGTATATCGTTTCATTTCCATACAGCAAATATACTCCCACGTTGCAAATATGCAACACTTATTAACAAATTATCCGAATTTGTGACAATTCTATGACAGATTGAGCAGCGTCTTAGCATCCGCCACGCTTCTGCAAATCCCACTAATTCCGCCGCATTCATCGACAAAATCGACAAATCTCTGCTGGTCTGGTCGAATCCTTCCGAACTCAGATTTAACCTCAATTGCTGTAAATATTGCAACTTTAAGCCCAACATGATGAGGCGTTATTTCAATTTGAGTCCATCCAATTAAATCAGAACTCCCAGGCATAAGCCCATATTTCACCTTATTTTGGGCGTCGAATCCGACGTTATTCCTAAATAAGCGCACGCCACCGCGAGAAAGCGCCTGTATTTGTTTCATGATTTCAACCTCTGAGACTGCCATTATATTTTTGTTGTTGCTGTGTATAACGAATATACGCCCATCCTTTTTGATAGCCTCTTTCTCGGCCTATATTTTCCCACTCTTCGAGCGTTTTCGCTTGCCATTCCTGTCGTTTCATTTCGTATTTTTTAACTTCAATTTTATCGATTTCAACAAGCTCACCGCCTACGAGCTTCATTTTTTTTGGCTGCGGCGGTACCACATAGCCGCACTCGGGGCACTTGTCAACAAGCGCACCGAAAACCGCATAACAATTTTTGCACTGTCTTATAGTTGCCATTTTTTTAGTTTCTTTTATTTTATCCTGGGTGAGCTCCCATTCTCTCGAATCAGTTACAAGGCCATGCTTAAAACAATTCCCTGCATGATCTAAAATTATACAATTCTTTTTGCCATCTACAACACGCAACCCTCGGCCACATTGCTGCAGATACAAAGCGAGTGATTTCGTCGGCCTGAGTAAAATAATGCAGCCGACTTTTGGAATGTCCGTGCCTTCCGAAATGATGTCCACGGATGTTATTACTTTTGTTTCGCCCGTTTTCAAACGATGCAAGCGTGCAGCTCTCTCGGATTTCTCGAGTTGACCCGTCACCACCTCAGCAGGATGGCCTAATAAATTAAACATTCCTGCAACCTGCGCAGCGTGGTTTATTGAAATACAAAAAACAACCGTCGGCAAATCCTCGGCGTATTTGCGCCATGTCTTTATGGCGTCGCCTGTTATGGTTGCTTTGCCAAAAGTCGCCATAAGTTCCTTTTTATCGTAGTCTCCTGCAGTCGTTTTGATTTTTGAAAAATCGTTTTCGCTGGCATAAGTCACGGGCTTAACCAAATATTTTAAATCAATTAGCTGCTGAATTGTCGAGCTATTGACAAGCGTGTCAAATGCAGCCCCCAATCCTTTGCCATCTAATCTGCATGGCGTTGCTGTTACGCCCAAAATAAAAGCATTCGGGAATGTACGAGTAATTTTTTCCCATGAACCTGCGACAGCATGGTGACATTCGTCGACAATAATAAACTCGGGCGTAAATTTATGCATACGGCTTGCGTAGGTCATCACTGAGGCGATTTGTATTCGCTCGTCGTAGTTTGGTGTCATTCCGCTCATAATAACGCCGTGAGGCACGCCTATTCGCTCCGAAGCCTGCTCAACAAGTTCCTTTCGATGCGCCAATATTAAAACCCGTTTAGTTGACCGCCTCGCAATCTCGCAGAAAATCATTGTTTTCCCGCCGCCTGTAGGGCACACAAATAAAACTCGCCTATGAGATTTAAACGCTTGCCTTATTTGAACGATGGCGGTTAACTGGTATGGCCTCAATTCTGTCATAGATTTTTTTATATAATTGAATGGTTTTAGGCTCGCGTTTTTCCCATCTGCAGAGAAGGGAACGATTAATTCCCACCTCTTCGCAGATTCGAGTTAATGAAGTGCCACGCTCAGCGCACATCGTTTTTAAATCAGAAAGGGATTTCATCTGTTTTGTTTTCAGATTGAGATACAGCGCCCAATAACTCCAAATTAATTACACGGGCTTTTAAATTCCCTTTGCCTTCATAAACGTCAACAGATGGTTCGCCCTCAATTAAAACCTTTGCGCCTTTTTTCAAATAGTCTACAACTGCGAGGCTCTGATCGTATCGTCTGAAATAAGCACATTCAATCCAAGTCGTCTCGTCTTTTTTTGACGACACCGCCACGCTGAAAACAATCATTTTAAAATCAGTTTTCTCAATAATTTTGGCATCTTTGCCAAGGTTTCCCGTAAATAATAATTTAAACATATTGCAAATATAAATAATTTGTTGCAAATTTGCAACATGGAATATCATAAAGACATAACAAAAATTTCAAAAAGTGGGTTGGATTTAATCCACAAAAGCCCCCTGCATTATTGGGAGAAGTATCTCAACCCAATGCACCAAGAAAAGAAAACGCCCGCTTTAATTTTAGGCAGCGCCGTTCATTGCGCAGTTTTGGAACCGCTTGAATTCGGCAAGCGCTACGCTGTAGCTCCTGTGGCTGACAAGCGCACAAAGGAAGGTAAAGAGATTCACTCTAATTTTGAGGCATCCGTTGAAGGGTTGCAAATTATCTCAAAAGACGATTCAATTATTTGCGAGAGAATTATGGAAGCTGTACAGCGCCATTCAGAGGCGTCACTATTGCTGAGTAAAATTAACAAAGTCGAGCAGGTGCTTGAGTTTGAGGACATGAAATGCAAGCCTGACGGAATTTGGGAATCATTGCATTTATTAATTGATTTAAAAACGACTGAGGATGCCTCACCCGCCGCCTTTGGGCGCTCAGCTTTAAAATATAGATACGACGTGCAGGCTGCGTTCTATTCTGATATTTATGAGGCTGTTTATGGGCATCGCTCTGAGGGATTTATTTTTATTGCGGTTGAAAAAACGCCGCCTTTTGCCGTAGCTGTTTACGTTATTGAAGATGCCGACATCGAAATAGGTCGCCAAAAATATAAGGCTGACCTTGAGCGTTGGCGAGAATGCAGGCAGTCAAACGAATGGAATGGATTCTCAGGATTAAATACTTTAAAATTGCCTAACTATGGAAAATAATATCATAATTAAATATGAGAATTTAAATCGATTTGATAGAGTTTTGTCTGTTATAAATGAAATAAACAAAATAAATCCTGAATTTATAGAATATATAATATCTATAGAAGATCACGAAGGCAATTTAGATATTAAATGCAAACCAATGTACGCAAAGCAAATAAATACATATTATAAATTTTGTTTACAAATTTGGGAATCGCATGGCGAAAGTACAGTTTGGTTTGACTCAGATGAAATACTATCAGAGCAGACTCAAAAAAAATGGAATAATATTAAAGAAGCTTTTAATAAAACAATATGACAACCGAAATAACAACACAGAACCCCGAAGAGCAGTTTGACCTCATCCAACGCAAAGCGAAAGCCCTTGCAGCCTCAACAGTCATTCCAAAAGACTACCAAAATAACATCCCCAACACACTTGTAGCGCTTGAGATGGCGCATCGTATTGGCGCAAGTCCTTTGATGGTTATGCAGAATTTACATATCATCCACGGCCGCCCTTCATGGAGCTCGACGTTTGTAATCGCTGCACTCAATAGCTGCGGCAGATTCTCTGCCATTCGCTTTGAAGATGGCGAAGGCAGTTGCAGAGCTGTAGCCACAGAGAAAGAAACAGGCGCCGTTTTAAATGGTCCAACAGTTACTATTGAAATGGCAAAAAAAGAAGGTTGGTTTCAAAAGACAGGCAGTAAATGGCAGACGATGCCTGAACTTATGCTCAAATATCGTGCGGCTGCTTTTTTTGGCAGGCTTTACGCTCCCGAGATCATGATGGGGATGCACACAGAATATGAAATCCAGGATATTAGCTCAGAAAAAACGAGCACTATTGCAAAATTGATTAAAGAATAATATCTTTGTTCAAAGTCGTTAAATTCTTCTAAGGGCAAACTAGAGAGCAGGCGGGCTGACTTACCCGCCTTTTTTTATTCACCTGGTATTGCAGGTATGTCCATCCAATAAACTGGCTCTTTTAAAATTCTGCACGTCGAAGCGTCGCACCAGTCGTCGCCATCAAAATAAACGATTAAAGTTTCACCCGTTAAAAAGTGCGCCAATATTTCGCGGTCGTCTGTCGGCTTATATTTGTCAGCCTCTGCCCATTTTTTCATATCAAAACAAAATCAATTTTTTCACCATCCTTAAAATTCTTAACGATATTGAACCAATACTTGTCAGGAACTACCTGGCAGCCTGCGCTCCAATTGTCAATGAATGAGCCGAGCCCTGCACGATGAAAGTTAATTCCAAATAAACCATCCTGAGTTATTGCCGTGTCGATATTGGAATCTTTGTTTCCATCTCTATATATTTTTATAGATTTTGTTTGTTGGAAGTAAGGAGCGCCCAACCACAATGACTTCCAATTTGCAGAAGTTTTAAAAGTATGGCTGTATTTTACCACTTGTTTACAAGCGATTGCCGTTCCCTTAATACCGCCGTGAGTGATAGGATTCTGAATGTAATGCTTTCCTGCAGTTGTACTGCACGGGAAAACCTCGACAGGCTCGCAATTGATCCACAACACTCCAAAATCATCAAAAGTATTTGTAAGCTTATCGTCACATCTCACCCAAGTGATTCCCTTGTTTTGGTTGAAAATATATTTTTTGATTTCGGCTTTTGTTTTCTCGCCGATAATTCCATCGACTACCAAATTACAGCCGAATTTATTTAAATATGTTTGTACCTGTTTCATCAGTTAAAAATTATCAATAATATTGAGAGCGCCAATGAGCCTATAGTTACGCTCCAAAGCGTTTTGTTTTGTTTTTTAATACGAGAATTTTCGTCAAGACACTCAGCATTTTTTGAAAGCTCAGATTTAATAACGCTGCGAAGCTCGCAAATATAAACACTATCAGTGTGACGCTGTTTTTTATAAATCGATGCCAGCTCACGAGCTTTGAGTCCTTTAATTAAATACTCATTCGATGCCTTGAGCGTCGAGCTGTCGATGGAGAATGATTGCGCTGTCGAGCAGTCGGGTGCTATAAGGAGAATCCAAAAAATAAAAATATAACGTGTCATGTTTTTTGATGATTTTTTTACGGGTTAAATAAAAGGAATCTGTCGTTTTTAAATAGGTAGTATCGTGAATAAATTCAGCGCCTTGCTTTGCCTTTGGTTGTAGCCAAACGAGCGCCAAGAAAATAATCAATATAATTACCGCCCCTGTCCTTTGTACTTTTTGCATGGCTTGTTATTTTTTGAATGCACGCCTTTACGCTTTCGGCGTGGTTTACTTTTAAATGTCTTGAGCGCTGTTTGCTTTGCCATTTGTAAACTTATCAAATGAAGTGAATCCTAATGAAAAAATAGCTATGTATTCAACAGCCTGAATGAGCTCAGGCATAGGGCTGTAAATCATGCGCCCAAAAAGAACCAAAGATCCGACAATTCCGACAAATCTTTTTGAACTAAATTCGCCTTTATCTCCTTTGAAGATTTCAAATATTTTCATTTTTTTGATTTTAAATAATAGTAACGTATGGCAAAAATTGCCGATATTAAACTCATAATTCCAACACAAAAAGACAATATAGGTTGTAATAAAGTTGCATAGTGAGTAATAGCGCTTATTAAAGTTGCCGTAATTATGCCCTCGGCTGCTGTATCGTTATAGTGTTTCATTTTAATATCGTTTGTGAATACCCTTCAATAGCATTCAAATAAAATTTAATCTCATAGGAATAGACCGCTAATAACGAATCACTTTGCTTTTGTTGGCGTTCCATAGTCGCAATTCGTTCACTCATTTTTGCATTATCACTTTCGCATTTTTTTAAGATACCTTGCTTTGTAGATTCAGAATCATAGTACAAATACCCAACAACAATAAGCATACAGAAAGTCACCGCTGCAATTGGGTTTTTCTTAAATTCTGCAAAGGATATTGGTAAGGTCATTATTCAGATATTGGGGTGTATTCGATTCTTTCCAACTCATTTAATTGGTCGTGAATCTCTGTAAAATTTGGGTCATTTAAAACCTCTAAGCCTACTATGTATCTATTAGAACCATCTAATACGAATAAAAGTTCTGATGTATTGTTTTGATAGCCGTTTAAAGCGTTGTATTGCTCTGTATTTGGATGTAAAACTATAATCATAATGAAGTTATGTAGGTGTTAATAGCGTTGTAGAATGAGGTATTTTCAGAAACTAAATTTGAGCCTAAAGCATGAAATCTCCATCTTGATGCGTTGTAAGTAGTGCCTGTGCGCAATGCTGTAGCGTTTGAACTTTGTACCGCTGTGGATGTTTGTGTTCTTGAAAATTGAGTAGTACCCGTAAACAATTCTACGTTTGTTGATGAGGTTCGGTTGATAGCGTGAAATCCATCTACGGCAAAATCTACTGCTGCGCTTAATACATTCGATGAGTTTATCCTATGACTTGTCACATTGCTATTCATAGATGTATTTCCACCAGCACTAAGACCACCTTCCCATCCAGTTCCCGTGCGATTATCTACCCAAAACAAACGCCCTGCATTATTTAAAGTGTAGTTAACTCCTTGTGTAGCTGGGTTGAAATTTGTGTCAATATAACTACTAGTACCATTGCCAGTAAAACCACCATTTGTACTGAACGTCGGACTATTTACAGCAGTATAAAGACTAAGTCTTTTCCAATCAATTAACGCAAAATTACTACCGCCATCATTCGCAAACATAGCAAATGTATCTAACTTCGACCAAACCCCTGCACTCTTCAAGCCTAACATTAATTGATTTTGTTTGATTTGCTGTGCTGAACTTGGTAGCGTGTAGCCTAAACTTGTGGCATAGGTCAACACCGCTTGATAATCACTATCAAATGCAGCATTTCCACCGCTTGATATTATTCCGTGACTTGCTAAAATCATGCTGTAATATCTCCAAATAAATACCACTCATCGGTAGCAATTTTTATCAAAGTTGCACCACTATATTGAGCATTCAATTTCAATTTACCACCATTGCTGCGGATTGTCACGCCACTTGTTGCCACTATTGTTGTTTGACCACCACCATATTGAGCCAATAGAATTTGAGTGCCTACACTAAACGCTACACTTGAATTTAAAGGCACTGTTAAGTTGTTTGCAGTTGCCACATTCATCTCAACCAACTTGTCAGCATCGGATAAAACAAGTGTATAACTTGCAGTTTGTCGATTTGCTGTGATAAGTTTTGTAGTTTTTGCATCCAATTGCGTTTGTGCGTTACTTGATAAAGTGTTTATATACTGAAATTCAGTACTTGTTACACTACCATCCGCAATAGCAGTTGCATCAATTCCACTTGCTGGGGCTACACTAATATTGCCACTACCTAATAATGTAGTTGAATTTATTGTCTTTATATTGGTACCGCTTACAAGTGTTGCTTGTTTACCATCTAATGCCGTTTGTGTTGCACTCGAAATAGGCTTGTTTGCATCACTTGTATTATCAACATTGTTTAAAGCCAATGCAGTTTTTAAAGCACTTGGTGTGATTTTTTTTGTTTCGGTAGCCGACGTGTCAACAATGGGAAATAAATCAGCAGCCGTGTCAACTGTTGAAATCGTGGTTAATTGACTTATTTTTTGATCTGCCATGTTTCAAAAATAATTTTTTAATTTTCTTTAATTGTTACAAAATGTAATATTGAACGCCATTCGAGATAACAGTTACGACTTCATGTTGATTATTTAAAGTTATCGACGAATGACTGTCAATCGTTCCAAAAATTGTCACAGTATGATTCGAAGATGTTTTTTTAAACGTGTACCTATTGCCTTTAACCGTTGTCGCATCAGGAAGTGTGACACCAATTGAACCCTCTGCGCTGTTACATAAATAAATTTCATAGTAATCTGTAAGCGTGTAGGTGCCAGCTGTAAGCGTGGTAAATGCGCCTAGTTCTTGGAGTTGAAATTCGGATGTATATTCAGCAGGATCATAAAAAATTTTAACAGCGTATCGAGTATCTAAATCTGGATTCGTGTCTCCTTTATCAAAAAATATTGCCTGAGATACATTTTTGGACATTACAGAATCAATGCCGCTCATTCCTCTAACATCGGATTCAAGAGATCTAACCCTAAATTCAAGCTGAGTTTTTGGGTTATTATCATAAATTAAATCACCACCCTCAACAGCTTCATAATCTACAAATAATTTTAACCATTCGCCGTCGTAATTCTCCGAGCTTGCACTGTAAGTGTAGCCGTTATTTACCCATGCAGCCGAATCAAAATAAAGCGTTTTTAATCCGTTAAATGTTCCGTCATCTCTAACATTGCAATTGATAACTTTTACCGCTTTCGAATAATACCCTAAAACCTGCTGAACGAAAATAGATTCAAATGAACCCGCCCCAGTGCCAGGTGCTATCCAATTAGATGAGTTTTGCCATGCGCTGCCGTTGTAAACTTGAATACTGCCTATGCCATCTGCACCCATTCCATCATAAAAATAGGATTCTAGTTCAATAACCTTGGAAGCTTTTGGATTTATTGTATTTGTATATGTTTTTAAATTCTCGGTTACTTCCTGATAACAGGTAATCGAGCCCGTAAATGGCTCGTCAACCATACCATAAGAGCCAGGAGTCATGAGATTACGAATCATATACATATCAAAATAAAAATCAAACCCAGCTATAAGCGCGTTATCAGGTACTGAATATTCGCCGTAATATGTTGTAGTTTGCGGAGCTGGTCCCTTGTCTATTTTTATATCGCTATAATTTACCGTTGCTGTTAAGACCCATGAAGTTCCATCCCAAACATAAGTATTCCCCGTTGCCCTTTCAATCGCATAAGCTTTTATTTTTAAAACGTAAATATCTCTGCCGTTGTGTTCAAATGAAACCCTAAAATCAAACTTCACTGACTTAGTGTCAACCATCGTAACGGGGCCTATTGATAAATGAGAGTTGTTGTATGGTTTTCGCCACGGCTTTGCAACCTTTTTACTTACCGCTTTAAATGTAGTTAGCTTAACCTCTTTAATGGGCGGTTGATATGAATGAGTTGGGAACGCTTGAAAAAATGGGCGCTCGTTATTTTCAATAGTATGCTCGTGTACAATGCTTGCATTTGTCTGAGTTAATGCCTCGGATGCTGAATAAATGTCGTAAACTATTGCTTGAATATATGCAGCATATTGATGAATGAAAAACATTCCATTCTCTAAAATAATATAGGCCGCAAAACTCCCTAGTACTTTATTTAATGCCTCTAAACATGTTATATTGTCGTCGTCTACATCGTCACTTTGCCTAACTATTGAAGCCACTGGATCATAATTTTCAATTAAACTCGCAGCATTTATTCTCATTCTTGGCAGCCTATAATTGCTTCCTGAACTTGTTTCGTAAGTCAACAAGGCATCGGCTACAAAATAACCTGAGCGGCTTATTGCGCCCCAATAGGCATCTAATTCTGTAGTCTTTAAAATAGACGTAATTAAATGCAATAGAGTGATTTTCCCGCTTGTAAACCAAGACTCTTTTATTTTGTAATTATCCAATAATGACAACGTATCTACAGAGGTAATTTCATAAATTCGATTCCCTTCAACAGAGCTGCGCTGCCATGAAAACAAGTCTCCTAATATACGCCCAATCCAAACAACAGAATTTTTTTTGTAAATAATCATTGCATGACTGCCCTCTTCATCGATGGCCATATCTTCAAAATATGCAGCGTCTGTGTTATTGTCTATTGCAAAGAATGCCGTTGCCTTTGATTTTTTGACACGATTTTCAAACAACAAATCGCCCTCACCCTGTCTCTCAATTTCGTAACCTTCACCAACAAGTCGGAGCTCACTCCCTGAGGTTGTTGAGCCGCTCGGAGCGTCCCAAATTTCAACCCTGTGAACCACTCCCGCAATGGAAGTAAATTCACCCCAATATTTTCTAGCCACGTTTAGAATCCCTTTCGTATTTTTTCACTGCCAAAAATAAATCACGACCGTCGAATCTCGTTTCAGCAACAAAGCCGCCCGAGTCTCCGCCGCCGCCTATTAAAGATTTTAATTTATCCAACGGTGCAATAACTTCGGGATTTGATGACGCCCCTGGATATTCCCCCATAAGCCCCAATGTAGGACCCGAAACGATTCCGCCATTCGCAAAGGCTGTGACGCCCCCTTGCTCGATATTTCGAACAACAGTTGCAGTTGCAACCAAGGCAACACCAGCTGCAATTGCTAACGCTGGATTCATTGATGCAAGTGAAGCATCCAAAGCCATTTTAGCAACACCGAATGCTATCATTGCCTTACCGTATGCCTCAATAAAACCTGCAATTGAATTTAGAACTATTTTAAATGCAGAATCCATAAAATTTGAACCGCTATTTATACTATCCCCAATAGCCTTACCGATATTTTCAAAGCCACTTTGTGCAATAGATTGCAACGCTGAATTTATAGAGCTATTAAATTGTTTATTTCGATCCATTAAACTAACACTACCAGCATCTATTTTGCCTTCAATGTCAAGTATTTGCTTTTCGATTTCAGCCGTGTTTGCTGCCCCTTGGTCTTTTAAAGATTGCAAGGTATTTTTTGCACGATCTAATTGAATTTTTAAAAGAGCTTGATTGTATTGTTTTTCAGTCAATAAACCATTTTGAAAGTCCTTAGTTGCAGCATTTTCTTTGAGTTGATAGTAATTATTTATCGCATCAATTTCTTTTTTACCTTGCGCATCTACCCATTTAGCATTGTCATCAATAATTTTTTGAGTTGCTTCAATGCGTTTTTTCTCATTTTCAATGTCCTTGTTTTTTGCATCACTCAACTCGGTCGAAAATTTTGATTCCAAAGAAGCTCTTTGATTGCCTAATATTTTAAGATTGTCTTTTAAAATCTTTGCATTTCTTTCTTCTTTGCCTTTAAGCTCCTCTGATTTTATTAAATAATTTTCTTTATTTTTTAAAATTGCCATTTCGGAATCAAAGTTTATTTTAACTTTTTCTTCCTCAGTTTTAGCAATTTTTAATAAGTTCTCTTTATTTTTTTGAATTTCAGAATCGACAACATCCGTCGAAGATTTCAACTCCAATTCAGGGGTTTTGTTTTTCTCTGTTTTCTTTTCTTTTTTTACAATGTCTTTCGTTTGGTTTACTTTGGATTGAGCTTTGTTTAATGATTCAATTGCCAATTGTTGACGTTGCAAAACTCCATTCAACTCTTCTTCTACCTTCTTGACATTTTTAGTATTGGAAGCCCTTGTTTTGTTTAAATTATCCTGAGCTTGTGTAACTCCAAAATTTTGCGTTAATGCAGCATTTAATCTTCTTACTGCATCGGCTTCTAAACCAAGTGCAGCAGATTGCGCATCAGCATATTTTTTCGCCTTATCAGAAATTTCAGCACCAAAACTTTCAGCAACTGCCTTAGTTTTTAATACTTCAATATAATCACTCGTCCTTTGTTGCAAAATTGCCAAAGTGCTAGCATTTTTTAAATTCAAATCGGAAGTTTCAACGCCGAGTTCAGTGAGCTTTATCATTGCTGCAGCTCGTTCTGATTCTGTTTTTGTAGTATCTTTTACAATTTGCAAATACGACAAAATTGTTAGCTCTTGTGATTTAGCTTCTGCAACATTTTTCTGCAACTCTTCGCCGTATTTTTTTTGGCTGGCTGCTAGTTCTTTTGCTTTTGCTGAGTTTTCGCTCATCTTCATAGCCAACATTGTCAAGCCTACAATAGCAATGCCTATTCCCGTAGCTGCCAAAGCAACCTTAAAAGTGTTCATTGCCGTTGCCGTTGCGTACGATTGTAATGCTAAAGCCCTTTGCGCTAAAGCGTTCAACCCAGTCATTGCTGCAGATTCCTGCTGTAGTACATTTTGAACGGCTTGCAACCCATTCAATAATGCAATAGCGCCTTGAACCTTGACCATTGTTTTTTGCAAATCAGCATTTTCGCTACCTAATAACGCCGCCGCCCCTTCTGCAATTCCAAACGCCCCAGCAACAGCTTGTACTCCCGAGACAACCGCATCCAAACGACGAGTATCTGAACTAAAATAATTGATTTGCGCACCAACATCTCCAACAGAATCCTTAATCTCACCCGCTGAACGAATGATTTTATTTGCCATCCCTTGGAATTCGGGCCCGAGCGCTTGCACTTTTAAAGCTAAATTCTGTAATTGAGTTACGGCTCTTTTAGTGTTGGCCGAACTTGCGATTCTATCAAAATCTTTCTCAATTTGCTTCGCCGTTGCATCCATGGCTGAACTTATACGCTCGCCACTTGCACCCGTTATTTTAACGGCTTCTTGAAAACCTTGTTTAAGTTTCTCAATGTCCGCGCCTATGACAATATTTATTTTATTTTCAGCCATTATCTTATAGTATTATTTTATATCCACTTTCCAAAAGCATAAAGTCGCCGCTTTCTAAAAGCATCAAATTACCTGCGCTTTCAAATGTCGTGTTGTAGTGCAAAATGTAATCCTGAGCGATATGATAAATTCCCTCTTCACCTGCGCTGTCGTCACTCAACAGCACTTCATTGTCAAATTTCACGTTATGCACAACAACGCCATTAAAAGTGCCTGGTATAATTTGCATTGCCGCTCTGACCTTGTCGGCAATATCCAAACAAGAAGCCAGTCCAATGGAAAAAATATTAATTTGAACTCTTGCAAAATCAGATTTTGAATATCCCGTCTGCGTGTTGTTTGCAATTATTGAAACTTGATAATAAGATATTGCAGGAAAACTAGTCGCCTGCGGTAGCCTTAATGGGCTTATTCTCCCACCTACAGCAGTGTTTAACGCGCTGTTATTTGTTAGGATGTTATAAACTGCTTTTAAAGATTTCACAGTCGCAATTTATCGAATAACTCTTTATTATCAGTTACAAAATTGACAACGTCAACGGGATCAGATTTCTCCCATGAGAATACACAAAGATTCTGAGGCTTTATCGGCTTGCCTTTTTTTGCGTGCGGGCTTAGAATCATAGCTGCAAGCCAACGAGTCCGCTCCATTTCTGAACGATAGCGCTGCTGCGATTCATTCCGCATTCCCTCAAGCCTCAATCTAAAATATAAGGGCGTTACATTCCCCCATTCACTCGGAGTCAGTGACATCTCGCCCCACCCTATTCGATTTATGTCCGCCCAATTGAGCGGCTTTTGATTTATTGAGCCTTCGCTTCGAGGCTCTTCGGCTGAAAAAAATCGCCCACCGCCTTAGTAAATGCCTCAACAGCTGGGTTTAAATCTTCAAATGAATCAATATCGTCACCCAAGTCCTCGCTACTTTTATAAGGCATCTCTATTCCTTCGCGCTTGCAACCTGCTTTTATTCCATAGAACGCGCAGTCCCTCGCAAATTTTAGTGATTTTACAAATTCCATTTTTTCACCAAATGCTGAAAAGTCATCCATTTGTGAAGCCTTCATGACATTCTCAATCGCTGTCATATTGAAAAATATAGGTAAGTTTTTAAATTCCATAGTGCAAATATAATAAAAAAAGGGAGCCGAAGCCCCCTAATCGATGGAATATGAAAGAACACTACTAATTTTTAAACTGTTCCAACGGTCAAAGTTCCGCTGCCTTGTAAGCTGCAGCTGAATGTTGCCACGTCATTAACTGGTGCAGACCATGCAAAGTTAGTCAATAAAGCCGTACCTGACAACTTCATGTCTCCTGTTACATTTGAAGTCATAACAACAGTGATTAAATCGCCTGCAACTAAATCAGCTATAATATCTTTCGCCGACAATGAGCCCGAACCGACAGAACCATCCTCTTCGAAAATACCTTCGAAGCTCATAGTCCAAGAGTTCAAACCAACTAAAAATTCCTTGTAATTACCGCCATCTTTATTTGTTGCGTCGATGGTATCTTTTGTCATCTCAAAATCGGCGCTCGTGCCATTTGCGATTTTTGTTAGTGTGCCTGATACATCTTTGTATAAGCTCACTAGGGTTCCGTTAACTAGTCCTGTGGTAGCCATTTTTATATTATTTTAATTTTTCTGTTGCAAGTTTAAACACTCTTTTTGATACATTCGTTACAATATTCGAAGAGTGCGCATCCATTGCGGGGCGCATAAATGGGCGGGCGGTTATATGCCCTCTATATTCTCCGTTTTTTGTGTAACGCGGAGCAGTGCCATATTCAAAAGTATGAGCTAATTGACCACGAAACCCGCCATAATAACGCGGTCCTATCAATACAGTTCTAGTGAATTTCTGCTCATTTTTTTCAATGAATCCAATTGAGTTTTTAATGTCAGTAGATGGCGCTTTGCTTTGAGCTGTGTTTATAATAACCTTCGATTCGTCGCGCACAATTTTTTTAACTTCCCCTTGAGAGATAGCCTTGTTTGTTTCCTCGAGTTTTTTAAGTAATTTATCTAAGCCCTGAATCATTCCGTCAATTGAGTCATTACTTTCATATACATATCTCTATCAATTAATTTTAAAGATATAATATTATAATATTTGCCGCCGTGCTTAATTCGGTCATTCACCCCTATGCTCATGTATCTCATAGTGAAGTTAACAACTTGTTTATTCTCTCGGGTGTCCGCATAAATTCCCTCAGTGCCACCATCTGCAGGCTCATAAGTTGACCATGCGTCGGCGAGTTTAGTCCACGTTTTTACCCGTTCGCCAGTGTCAGAGTTTACGCTATTTGTGTAGCGATAAATTTCTATTGGGGTGTCAAATCTTCCAGCGTTCATATTATCCGAATACTGAAATTTTATACTTATCTAACAAATGATTTGCGCCAAATGGCATATCGCTCGCGCTAGTTCCGACAATTATATTCTGCCTGTTGTCATAATACTGCGCAATCATAAGCATGCAGGCAATTTTAACGACCTCAGGGAACGCCTCAGGCGTGAAGCCCTCTGTAACCTCTGCAATGTATTTTGTATTGTCGTCGGTCAAACTTGTAGGCAAAGAATTGACGTAAATATTGAGGCCAAAATTAGCAAACAAATCAGGAGAATCAATATAGTCGGCTGCGCTAAATTCAACCAATGAATTACTTTCGTTAACATAGTATAAATGATCTAATGAAATAACCCTCGAAGGAACTCGTAAATAGTTTCCAATTGTCATTGGCGCCCCATTCAATGGATTCATCATTGCATGTTGACCTGCAAGCTCAGCAAATCCATAACGCACGATAGCCTCTTGAATTGAGAATCCAACATAATGAGAGGCAGCCTCAAGCGATGCGACAATAAGAGTCGTGATATATGAATCGTCAGAAGTGTGAGTCACTCTTAAATGCGCCTTAGCCTCAGATAATGAGATGTAATCTGTTGCTGTGTTAGAGAGAGATACTATGCGGCTGCCTGTGATCATGTTAGTCGAATTCTGGATTAATTGGTTTTTTCTTAGATGCTGTTTTTACTTCCTCTGCATAGCCTTCCTCGATAAGCATCTCAGCTTGTTTAGTTTCAAGTTCAGCCACGTCGCCAACACCATAAGATAAATTTAAGGCTATCGGATATTTGATGAATTTAATTTTTTTCATGTTAGCAAATTGAGGGGACACTTAAGCCCCTCAACTTCACACGGAAACGCCGTGCCGTTTTATTTTTAGGCTACAATGTCCTTGCACACTGCAAACGCTTTTGGCTGTAATAAGTTTACATCCATGTAAGCATTTAACACCATGTTAGTTAAGCCTGCAGTTGCGCCGCTGAATGGATCAACAGTCAACTCCATGCCGCCCCAAGAAGCTACGGCTAATTTAGAGAAGTCTCCAAATACCATCGCTGACAATGTTGAACTTGTGCCTTTTGACAAGTTGCTAGGCACGTTTGTGGTCACAGCTAAAGGATAACCATTCAACTCGCCCGCGCCACTTTGCAAAATGAAGTTACCCTCAACGCCGCTAGCTTGTCTGCCAGTGATTTGCAATGCTGCTTTAACTAATGGATTAGTCAAATAAGCTTGACCCATTGCATTGTTGTTTTCAACTGATTTCATTGCGTTCACAACGTCAGCCCATACAGCTGCTGCGCCATTCGCGTTGGTTGAGTTTGAAGTCGCGCCACCTGCATAAATTACGTTAACATTGCTGTTACCGATAATTCCTGTAGGCTCGTTACTTCCGCCCCCTTTGATAGCTGCTTTCTCAAGTTCTTGCGCCATTGCATTAATCAAATATTGACGAACATAAGCATCAATGCTATTTGACGACTGTCTCAATAATTGGTTTGAAACTTGAATGTAAGCTGCCAATCTTTTTGGTGAAAAACTGATTTTTGAAAATGCTGGAGATTTCTCAGTAGCAGTTCCATTCTCAGTGTTCCATCCTGCAGCAGGCTGAGTGCTAGCTGTTGGAAGATCTAAGTTTCCAGTCAAGTTATCAAAACGAGTGATCCCCAAACCATTCAAAACGGTAGCAGGCAATAACACGTCAATGATTCCGCCTACAGAGGTTTGAACGTTTACACCGCCTTCGCTTCCTGAAGTTCCGCCTGTAGCTGTCATGTCACGTTTAAAAACGTCAGAAGGCAATAATACAGAGTGAGCGCTGACGCTTACACCTGCACGTTGGAACTCGTCTGCAGCTTCTTTGTGCATCTCGAATTCAACACCATCTCTGCGGCCTGTTGTAGCCTGCTCGATAGCTCTTTTGAAGCTATACTGTGCAGCCATTTTAGAACGCTCAGATTTTTCGCTAGTTGAAGCGGCGCCATAAACTGGAGCGCTAGCAACTTTCTCAGATGCTCTCATTTGCAATTTTTCAAGAGTTTCAGTTTCGCTTGCGATTACGTCCAAACGTGCATCGATTTCTGCAAAACGAGTTTTTTCACTTTCAGACATTGAACGCGCTTCGGTGTTAATGCTGTTTTGTAGGTTATTTAATTCATCGATTAAACGACCTTTTTCTTCTTTCAAAGCTTTGATTTTCATTTATATTTTAGTTTTAAGATTTCAATTTGATCAGATTCGTTGTGTTTTTTTGGCTTAGTCATATCTAAGCTGCGAGCCTCGGCCTCGGTGTCTACATACGCTGGGTACGTCACGGGGCTAACATCATAAAGCTCGTCGATTTCTTTGATCACATGAAGTGATAAATCGCCGTACTTATCAGATTTTTCCCAGCTTCTATCGGCCACAGTGAAAGCAAATGAGCTCTGCGTTATATCGCCTCTCATAATGCTGCGCGCAACTTGAACGTGCAAAGTGTTTTCATAGTCAGGAGTCCATGTGTACTCAAGATCGCCTTTTGAATTTACAAACACTTTACAAGTGTTCGCCTTTGTACGCCCCAGGATTAACTCGCTCTCATGGTTAAATAGGCAGCGAATATCGTAATCTTTTTTTAACGCGTTATCAAATGCGCCCTTTTCAATGCGCTCCTCGAAATATTTTAAATCAGTTGTAACTCCAACCACGGCAGCAATGCCGCCAAACTCAGAAGGCATATTTTCGCCCTCTGCTCTGTATTGGATGTTTCCTGTATATCTTAATGTTTTCATGACTGAGTGTTGTTATTGTTGCCGTCGGGATTATTGTTTCTATAAGCAGAGGCCTCGAGCTGTTTTATTTTGGCATCCATATACTCCGAGAATTGATCTGCAGGAATTAAATTTGCCTCAACATAGTATTTCTCGCCGCCTTCAAATCCGTTAGCATCCTCAAAAGCTCTCGCTTCGTTTGGTGACAGCCATCCCCCACGAATACCTTTGTTGTAAAAGTCTGCTCTGTCGTTTGCTGACGCTCTCAACAATGAGTTAAAATTGAATTTAAAATAAAACAATTTTTTATCGTTTTCAGTTAGCAACTTTCTGCGAAGTTCCTGCTCAATATTAATACAGTAACTCATTAAAGTCCTGCTGTAAAAATCCTGATATTCCTGCTCTACGCTCGATTTGATTCCATCCTTCGCTCCAATCATTGAAGCTGGCACTCCAAAAATACGGGCGATTTCTTCGGCTGAAAATTGGCGAGCCTGAATATACTGAGCTTCCTCAGGTGACATAGACAATTTTTCCATTTCAACCCCATGCGGCAAAACGGTGCTGCGTTGGTTTCCTTCAATCACATCGTCCAAAGATTTGCGCAAAGGAGCAGCCTGCGCCGCATCAATTTTCGATTGAGATTTTAAAAGGAATTTCAATGTTCCATTTTTATATACTGCGGCGCTAGACTTAATAGCGGCGAGGTCAATTCCCAAACTCTCAGCGTGCATCTGAATAGGTGAGCGACCTGTCAACGGATTGTCTACAGAAAGCCCCTTGAAGTGAAGCATATCGCTTGCAGGAACTACGCTCGGAAAACCCGCAGCGCTTACTCTATAGAATAGTTCTCCATCCATTATATAAGCAGTCACACTATCTGCAACAATAGGGTGAATGGATGTCGCGATAAATCTCTCATCCCTGTTTATTAATGCGTATGCGTTGCCTTTTAAAACGAGCTGAGCAGTCATGTACTTCATGAAATCAAATTTCGTTTGGTACGCGTTAGGCTCGTTTAATACATAGTTTGAATAGTGCGCGACAACTTGGCGCTTATTGGTGCCGTCGTCGAAATATAATTTAAATGAGAGCCCAGCGATAGCGTCAGAGATAACGCGCACACAGGCGTGCACACTCGCGATGCTCATTGCACTTTGAGTGTTAACAGCTTGACCGCTTGTCGTTTGACTTCCAAACAATGAAGTAAGCGACTGAATAAGCCAGTCACTCGGAGCTGTGAGGCTTGATCGCTGTTGTGTTTTTGGTTTAAATATGCTTAACAATGAAGCCATGCCACAATATTAATTTAGAGATTTATTTTTTTTGTTACAATTTAGGATGAGTCTTAAGATACCTGCTGAGTGTCGCCCGAAATACAACATAACTGCTGTACTTATTTTTACCGTATTTCTCGCGGTGCACAGACTCACAATATTCGTAAGCCTCGCCGTAAGTCTTGAAGTTAGGCAATTCATTATAATACATAATTATGAAATCTTCATGACTATATATTTGTAAACCATAGTTCTGCATCTGTTTCGTTTTTTGTTTGATCCTGCATATAAGTTCCGAGCGCCATGACAATTGAGACAGGTCCGTCAACCTTGTCGCCTGATTTACCCTTGTCGATTTTAATATTTGCTGCAGGGTCTGTTCTGAGTAATATATTCGACATCATCCATCTCGTGACTGGATTCCCGTCGTGATGAATCTCTTTTGTGTTAACAAGTCGCTCGAGCTCCTTTGTAGGTGCAGACATGGAAACAAACCCCTGACCAAAAGGATACATCGTTAAACCTTCATTCCCTAGCTCAATGACTAGCTGAGTTGCGTTAAACCTATCGAATGCCACATCTTTAATTTCGTAGCGCTCAGATAGTTCTAATATCTTTGATTTGATAAATGAATAATCTGTGACGTTCCCGTCAGTGATTTCAATCCAACCATCGAGCCCCCATTGGCGAATTGAGACACCTATCTGATCATTGCGCCTACGAGCGGCATCGCTCGGCAGCCAATACCAAGTTTTTACTTTGTAGCCGTCGTATGGCCAAATTAAACTGAATGCGCAAAAGTCGCCCGTTGTCGCTAAATCTAATCCGCCATAACAAACGCCCATCGGCTCCTCGTCCATAAAACACTCACCCCACTTCTCATCGCTTATCCAAGTTGTGGCGGTGTCAGTCCACACGTTCAAAAGCTTTGTTTTAAATTCGACTTGCTTATGTGGTAATTCGCGAGCCTCGTTCAATCCTTCCTCGAGTTGGCGAGGGTTTACGCTTACCCCCCAATTCGGATTGGCTTTCTGCCAATTCTCGGAATTCATCCAATTGTCACCATCGTCGAGCGTGTAAATCATTGAAAATAGAGCGTCGTCGTTTATTCCGCCGCCTAGCACCTTAACACAATATTCGCGATGTTTAAAACACGCCGACTCTTTATTGAAGCCTGCTGTCGTAATCGTGAATAGTAAAGGCTGCGACCTTGCACCCATGCTATTCCTAATAACGTTGTAAAGCTCATCATTGCTGTGCGCGTGGTATTCATCAATACAACAAAAGTGAGTGTTTAGCCCATCCTGCTTACCAGGATTCCACTCGAGCGGTCTATAGAACGACGTGCCATAATTTATGCGCCTGTTGTTAACAGAGTTGTAAACATCTACAGCATCCTTCACCCAGTCCACTTGTTTGCAAACTCGGGCGCCCTCTGAAAATACCATCATTGCTTGATCGAGTTTAGTCGCGGCGCTGTACACCTGCGCCCCTTCCTCGCCATCGGCTATGAGTCCGTAAATCATTAACGCGTTAGAAAACGTCGACTTACCATTTTTCCGAGGAACTTCGATGTAAGCTCTCGTGAATCTTCGAGTTCCGTCAAGCTTAACAAATCCGAAAATATTGGCAACAATAAAATGCTGCCACGATTCAAGCTGAAATTTTTTCCCAGCATATAAACCGACAGTGTGTTCAAGCTCTTCAATAAATGTGACGGCGTGTTCATATAAATCAGAATCGAATGAAATATCTGAGCGCAACAAATCTGCCTCAAATCGCTTGCACGCGTTAACAACGTGCTTGCACGCTTTCACTCGTCCGCTCAGGACATCCTTACAATATTGGATCGCTCTGCTCACTGGCTGTCGTAGTTCGATTCTCGAAATATTTTTTATTTAAGTTTGCCGTGTATTCGTTTCGATAAACAATTGGCTCGTGATTCCACAGCCCAAATTTATCGCACGGCTGATATTTTCCGCCGTGAGCCATCTCAATAATAAAACCGTTACCCGATTTTTTTATTCTGTACTTTCTTGCCATTTGTCAATAGTTCTAATTTTGTGACCTTTGTTGTTTGCTTGTCTTGAATCTGAGTGAGTTGCAACTGCTTTGCTAAATCCGTTACAATTTTTAAAGATTGCTTGCGAATTGTATAAAAAGGATTAATCATTAAGTAACCGCTCGGGGCTTCTGTCACTTCATTTGATTTCGCAATTTCTTTGCACGCTCGCTCGTAAGTTTCGAGCTCGACGGCGTAAGCCTGAATCAAAACAAGGTCTACGCAGTTCTTATTCCGAGAAAACTCCTCAAGCGTTTGGTTGTAAATTTCTAGCGCTCTTTTGTTTAAATGTTTCATATTTGCAACAAATATAATCAAAAACCCCCTTTTATTGTGTTTCTTGGGTGTGAAAAAAAG